AAAGCCGCAGTGCGCGAAGCTGAATACCGTCTCTTTCAATCCGAACTAGGTCGGTTTGGTAAATGGGTGCAAGAAGGTTCATCTAAGTTTTTACCTTTGCGTATTTTACAGCCGTTTGTGCGTACTCCATTCAACCTAATTAAATACTCCGCCGAGCGCGGCCCATTGGCTCCGCTGTCGGATCGTTGGCGTAGGCAGATTGCGGGCACACCGCGTGAGCGTAACGAGGCGTTGGCTCAACTGACAGTTGGCTCTAGTGTTCTAGGAACCGCGTCCCTTTTGGCGATGGATGGGATGATGACTGGCGCGGGACCAGCCGATCCGGAGGAACGCGCCGCGTTGTTAGCTACCGGCTGGCAGCCATATAGCTTTAAGTTCGGAGACACCTATATTCCGTTTCAGCGGTTTGATCCGTTTTCAACGCCGCTTGGGGTGATAGCGGACATGTATACGGCGTCGGACTACATGACTGACAAAGAAATTAACGATGTCGGTTCGACACTATTGTTTTCCGTGGCGTCTAACCTTGCCGAAAAAACATATCTCCAAGGTATCTCGAATTTTGTAGACAGCGTATTGAGCGAAGGCCGGTCCGTAGACAAAGCTAAAAAGTTTTTAACGGATACGGCCCTCGGTTTCGCCCCCAATGTCCTTCGGCAAACATCAGTCGCCATTGACCCGACCATGCGCGAAGCCACTACGCTTGTAAAGAAAGCCCAAGATCGCATTCCGTTTGTTCGCGGCAACGACATCCGCGTTATGGGTACGGACTTCAACATCGAAGCAGTCCCAGAACGTCTTGATGTATGGGGTGACCCGATTGTCCGTGCGCCATCTATGACTGTTGCGGGCAAGCCGCTTATCGAACAATTCGGGGCGGCGACATTTAACCTTCTGTCTCCAATAAAGCCAACCCGTGAGACGACAGACCCTGTTAAAAAAGAAGTAGCTCGTTTGGGGCTTGGCATAGACCGCCCTAAAAAGGAAGTTAATCTGTCGGTCAATATCGAGGGTGAAGAGAAGCCGGTTAAATTTAAAATTGAACTTACGGATCGTGAGCGCCGCCAGTTTACGCTTGCGTCTGGTATCATGGCTAAAGCCCTTATCCAGCAGGACATCGCGTCACCGGAGTGGCAACAACTTGATGACGATCAACGGCAGAAACTTATTAAGGACCGGATGTCCTCCTCACGTGAAGCGTTCCGTCAACTTATTGCTTCGCGTGCTATGGAGCGGTATCTGTCCGAGAACGAAGACCTACCGCCAATCGTTAAATAGGTGAAGTAATGGCCAAGAAGACTAGCGTTAAAGACATGTCGTGGCAACCGAAGCCAAAAGCAAAGCGTCGCCACAAACCCGACGGGCTTCGCCATCGTAAGTCTTTGGGGCCACGCAGTCACTTGCGAACTAGCTTCTAATATTATACGCACCGTCCATGAAGTTCATGGGCATTGATCCCGGCGCGTTCGGGGCTGTCGCTATTCTGGATAAGGATAGCCGAGAACTTGTCATCATCGACATGCCTACATTAAAGGTCAAGCGCGGGCCGCGTGTCGTCAATCAGGTTGACGCACACATGCTGGCCAACGCTTTGCGCGGTCACGTTACCGCCGATACTTCCGCTCTCATCGAGAAGGTCCACGCCATGCCCGGCCAAGGTGTGTCCTCGATGTTCAGCTTCGGCAGAGCGGCGGGTATCGTTGAAGGCGTGCTTGCTGGCCTGTCTGTATCTTTTGAGTTGATACCGCCTGCGACTTGGATTAAGTCTATGCGCACGTTCGGAGGGAAGGACGGCAGTCGTCAGCGGGCACAAGAGTTGTTCCCGGATTACGCCCATCTCTTCGCACGGAAAAAGGACGATGGCCGGGCCGAAGCTGCGCTTCTTGCCTGCTACGCCGCCGAGAGGGAAGACAATGAACCACCTATTCGATTACCAAAAAGTCGGCGTAGACTTTCTCTGTGATAACCCGGCCGCATTCCTTGCCGATGAGCAGGGCCTCGGCAAAACACTTCAAGTTATCGCGGCCTGTGATAAACTCGGCTTAACAAAGGTCGTCGTGATCTGCCCGGCTATCGCTAAGATTAACTGGCGTCGTGAGTTCGAGCGGTGGGGAACCGTCGAGCGCGAAGTCAAAGTCTTTAGCTACGATAAGGTCACGCAATCGAAGGAGGTCCGCAATGAAATCGCAAAGTTTGAACCAGACGTTCTTGTTCTGGATGAGGCGCATTATCTCAAGAACCGTACTGCTAAGCGCACAAAGTATCTATATGGCCAGTACTGTCGCGGTGATGGCCTTGTTAAGTTTGCTGATCGTGTTTGGCTTCTTAGCGGTACTCCCATCCCTAATAATGTCAGCGATTTCTGGACCCATCTTAAAGCGGTTTGGCAGTACCCTCTAAACTTCGCCGAATACACAACGTATTTTTGCAAGACATGGAGCGGCCAGTTCGGTCTTCAAATACTCGGCAACAAGGCCGAACGCATGGGCGAGTTCAAGACCGTACTGAAAGCAATCATGCTACGCCGCAAGGGCGAAGTCGTGCTGAAGGATTTACCGCCTATCTGGTGGCAGAGCGCACCTGTCGAGATTGATAACTGGAGCGACAGGAAACACATCGACGATCCACGCCAAGCCGAAGCGGTCGATATGATCCTCGCGCATTCGCTGACAAACCAAGACTTGTCTACCGAGATAGAGAGCATCGCCCCTCACATCGCGTCACTCAGGCGGCTAACTGGTGCGGCCAAGGCAGCGCCCATCGCCACACAGATAGCGGGCGAGTTGGCTGATGATGCCTACGACAAGATCGTAATCTTTGCCTACCACACCGACGCAATCCAGACGCTTTACGATAAGCTAAAAGACTTTAGCCCTGTCGTCGTTGCAGGCGGCATGGCAACAGCCGACCGTCAGGCGGCGATTGATAACTTCCAAACCGACCCAAAGGTGCGCGTCTTCATCGGCCAGATCACGGCCTGCTCGACCGCGATTACGCTGACAGCCGCGAATCAGGTGGCGTTTGTGGAGATGGATTGGGTTCCGGCGGTAAACGCACAGGCGGCCAAGCGTTGCCACCGCATCGGCCAGACAAAGCCCGTGATCGTGCGGACGTTTGGCCTTGTCAATTCTGTTGATGAGATTGTGGCTAAGACCCTAGCCAAGAAAGCCCAGATGATTTCTGAGGCGTTAGATTAAGAAGGGCCGGGGCGACTTCCAACTCCCCGGCCCTCCCTTTTACTTATAGCAAATCGTCAAGGTCGGAGATGTCCGCAGACGGACGTTCCGTCGCAGTGAACTCGTCCGCAGCAGACAGGCGGCCATCCATACGGGGACCGTCGGCTACCTTCTGAAGATTGCCCAGTGAGAAGGCAACGCCGTTGTTGCCGTTGACGCTGTACGCATAGGCGCGCAGCGAGGCACGGACCTTGGCCCCCGGATAGATTTCCTTGGGGTCCGTGATCGGAGCAGGCTTGCCGTTCTCGCCAGCAAACTTGCTAACGATACCGGGGGCCTGCTTAGATTTGACGTTCATGAAGATTGAGCCTTCTGGATAGCCCTTCTCTTCGCCGTCGTTGCGAAAAGGCATACGGATTTTGCCGCTTTCCATGAGGCTCTTTGTCTTGTCTCCCCACTGCTCCTTGGCCACCGCAGCCGCCGTCGCTTTGAGTTCGGACATGTCAGTGCCGTCAGGGAATACAAGGCAGCAAGAATAGACTGGCTCAGTTGCACCCGGAGGCGTCTGTGGTTCGAACACATGCGGATAAGAGATGATTGCTTCTGGTGTAATAACTTTTGACATCGGTATTTCCTTATTCAACGGTAAAGTCATCTGCCGCCAACGAGGCGACAGCGGGACGGTTATCTGTATCAGCGACCATTGATGTGCCGGATGATACAGCTATGACGAGCGATGCAGGCAAGTTCTTTTTGCCCACAACACGCTCGATCTGCGGTGGCGACTTCAACTTCTTTTCGTAGATGTCGTCGTCATCGAGACCTTCTTCTGTGGCCCAAGCCACAAACTCTTCTTCAACACGCCAGCGGCGTGTCGGTCGTTTCTCAACCAGCTTGTAGCCGGGAAGCCCGCCGCCCGTTTCCAACAGGCTATTGGCATGGCGGCGCAAAGACTTGATCCACTCTTCGATCAGCGGAATCCTTTGCAGATAGTCCGCGACCTCCTGTGGAGATAGGTCATTGACGGTTCGTACTGTGCCGAACTCGTCTTGTGCAACCTCAAGGGCGTTGTTGCGCAGGGCCGAACAAGTCCCCGCCGCAAGGCAGAACTTGCAATGGTCGCCAGAGATGCGCGGTGCGTCCGGCTTCAGGGACGCATGTGCTGCATCAATCAGGTCTGTGCCGTAGTCCAGTATATCGTCACGGCTGTAGCTATGCGACCGCACCGGCCCATCGGGGTGCATGGCGCGTGGTTGTATAACGACCGTTATAACTTTGTTGACCGGAGCCTTCTCGCCGATCTCAAGGATCGCGCCGAGCGCATAGTATTTAAGCTGCTCGTTGTCTGTGACTTCAACCGCAACACCTTGGCCGTGCTTATAGTCAATGACGTAGAGCGTCCCAGTTGCCTTGCCGTAGATGATGCAGTCAGCCGTGCCGAACATTGGCATGGGCGGGTCCAGCTTATCGAGGCTAAATCTTTTTTCGTATCTACAAATATTCGGTTCAGTCGAAGCCACATCGCGGATGTAGTCGATGTAAACCTGCACCGCACGGGCCATGTTGTCGTCAACCTTGTGGCCGTTATGCTCTTGGCCAATGAAGGCGAAGGCATCTTCATGTCCATTGACTAAGCAGAACTCCCCAAATTCATGGGCAGCCGTACCAAGTTCGGCGTAGGGTGAACTCTCGTTAGGGAACGGAGCCTCGGCTGCGAGTGAGCCGGGGCAGTTGATGCGGCGCTTCGCATTCGATGCGCCAAATTTAGCGTGTGCTGTCATGTTCGTCGTCTCCGTATAGATATGGAAGGTTTTTCTTTTCCCACTCTTCGTCGAAAAGACGGTTCAAAATAGGCGTAAAATGATCACGACACATCTGACTAAATTCCGCGCCTCCGACCCGGACTAAACCAATCTCATTTTTCTTGTCGGTCATTTCCGATACCTCTTTCCTTCTTTGCCCTCGGCGTTGATCGGGCAGCCTTGCGCCCATGCAGGAACTCGTGTCATGATGTCAATCATTTCGTCGAGCGAACCAAAACCATCTGGCACTTCGCAAATGATTTCATCGTGGACGGACAGGATTACCGGGTAGCCTTTAATCTCTAACGCCATCATGGCGGTGGCCATCATGTCACGGGCGGTTGCTTGCACCACGTTCTCCGTCAGCAAGCCACCCCAGATAATCTGGGACACCCACTGTCGCGTCACACTATTCAACGTATCGACTTGCGCTGTATCTCTCATCGCTCCCCAAGGGGTTTCACGCTGAATGATGCGCGGATTGTGGTACGTAAGCGACCGCCCGCTAGGTAATGGAAGCCCGACGGTCTTAACCCTGCCTGCGTCCTTCACCATATCTACAAAGTCTTGCTCAACATCACGCCAGTACTGCGCGATCCTGTTGTTCTTTTCACGATAGACGGACACGATGCGCTTAGCTTCGTCCTCGTCTACCTTGATACCCATCGTGGCGCACTGCTCGGCGAAGCGTTTGCCCCCCATGCCATAGCCGCAACCCAAGATTGCCATCTTACCAACCTGCCGTTGTCCGTCAGTGACGCTCTCCACGTCCACGTTGTAGATGGCCGATGCCATTTCTTTATACACGTCTCCCCCTTTCCGGAACGTCTCAACGAGATCGCTCTGCCCTGCTACCCACGCCAACACGCGGGCCTCGATTGCCGAGTAGTCGGCAAACATTAGTCGATGGCCGTCATCGGCTATCAGCATCGAACGCAACAGGTCGGACGCCAGAACCGTTCCGGCCCCATGTTCCGACACATCCTGATCCGCTTTGAGTTTGGCGATGATCTCGTCCAACTCGTCTTGTTTCTTTTGCGGACGCGGGAAGTTCTGCGGCTGCACCAAGCGTCCCGACCACCGGCCCGTTGCCGCGCCGTGATACATAAGGAGGCCGCGCATACGGTCGTCGGCGTTGGCTGCGTTGACCATCGCGTCATACTTAGCGGTGCTGGACTTCGCGCCGTCTTGGCGTAGTCGAAGCACTTGCTTGATGATGGGGTGCAACCCGTCCATAGCCAGCAACCGCGTCACGGTCTGCTTGTCCACGGAGTTGACGTTTAACTCATAGCCACGGAGCCACGCAGTTAAGTCCATTGCGTTCGTCGCTGCTTTGACTTGACCGTTCGTAAGGCGCTTCATCTCTGCGTCGATGTTCTCCGACGCATCATTAGCAAGTTTGCTAACTCGGTCGATTAGGTCGATGTCAACCTTAACGCCCCGGTCGTTGATGCGTTGGTCTAGCTGATAGAGACGACGCTCCGCGTCGGGCATTGCGTTCAGTGTCTCAGCTACCGACAGTTCCGTTCGCACGTCCTGTCGGCAATAAGCGACAAGCTGTTCAATCTTATCCTTCGTGTTCCACCAAGTGTAGCTGCCGTCGGCGTTCACCTTACGTGGCCGTGCCATCCGGAGCATAAGGGCCGCGCCGGTCTTGTCCTTCTGTTCTTCAACACCAAGGACCGCAGCCGCTTGGCCCAGTGCGCGAGGTAGTCCCATCGCGCTGGCCTGCGCCATCGTGCAGCGCCATTGTTTAATCTTGGTACGGGGCCACTGATAGCGGCCAACCATGATCTCGTTCCAGATCGTGCGTTCGAAGTTGGCGTTCCATGCAGACAGCAATCCGCCTGCCATAATCCAATCTTCGAGGTGCGTGTCTACCTCATCGCCCGGCTGCCATACCAGCACGTCGTCAGACCACGGGGCCTTGTATGCCATGCACCAGATGTCGGTCGATTGGTCAGCGGCGTACTTATAGACGCCAGTCTTGCGAAGATCGACGGCGCTTCGCGTCTCGAAGTCGATGCTTACTACCATACTCTTCCCTCTTTTTCGTCGGTGTCACGTTTGCTTTCCGTATAGCTGGCACAAACAGCATAGTGTCGTCAACAAAAAAAGTTCTTGCGTTCGATATTGAAACTGTGCCACCCAAGAAGGGTAACAACAAATGAGGGAGATTATGGCTAATCGTTTTTTGCCGTGGCGTGCCGAAGAAGACGCTATTCTTACGGAACTTTACCACAAAAACATGACATACGCGGAAATCGCGCAGGTCCTCGACCGTTCAGCCGACGCCATTGATACTCGGCGCAGGAAGATAGGACTCAAGCGAGAGTTCGTTTCGCATAAAACACCACCGCCGGATGATCTAAGGGAGATGGCACGGATTATGAATGTGACGCAACTCGTTAAGCATTATGGCCGGATTAGGTCGGTGGTCGTTCGTTGGATGAACGAACTTAACCTTACAGAAATCGTTGTCAGCGCACGCGGAAGGCACAAGTCTATCCCGGACAACTTTAGCAAGATGGCCCCGACCATGACATGCGCTCAACTTATGCGTCTATACGGCAGCGACCGCCGAACAATTAAGGGTTGGCTTAAAGAGATGGGCCTTACCGCTGTATCAAAGACGGAACGGTACGCGGAAATAACTACGCCCGTCCCAGCCGATACAGAAGAAGAGCAGACTGCCGCTCGGCGGGAGTTCCGAGGCCACACAAAATTGATTGCGGCTGAGGCTGCAAACTTTCTGCGCCGCACGCACCCGTCGGTCCATCGTGCGGATATACGGATGTACGAGCAGTCGGCCCATACATGGGGCGACGTGAAGAACGTACCCTACCGGGGCGTCAATCAGTATTTCGTTTCAGGGAAAGGCATCATGTGGATCGACGATCTCATTGCCTACGCTCAGACAAAAGGGTTTACAATCAAGGAGTTAATATAATGACACGTCCTACAAAAACTACTGAAGAAAAAGTCCCTGTCGTGAATGAGAAGGAAGCAATCATCGCTTGGCTTCGCTCAGGTAAGATGAACATGTTCGAACGTAACACGCGTTGGTTGGCGGATCGGATTACAGAAGGGGAGCATTTGAAATGAAACAGGTATTAGCAGCACAACTGGCCGAGTGGATCGACAACAACACACATGGCCTCGCCAAACGGGACGGGAATATAATTTATATCGAAGGCAAGATTGATGCTTACGAACTTCTCGTATATGCCCAGTCGCTTCGGCCAGCCAGAAGCACGGACCAAATCCATGCGGACAACAAAGCGTCTTACACTGGCCGGTCTGTAAACGCTG